ATGAATAAAGGTCAAGGCAAAGGCATGTCTATTGCTGAACAGTTTGGTTCAGTAGAAAAGTCAGCAGATGATTTTATTAACAGAAGGCTTTTAGAAGAAAAGCGAGAAGAATTAAAGTTTATGATTAATATGAGGTTTGGACCAACAACATGGGACCAGATAATTGCAGAAAGAGCAGATAGACTTAATCAAGCAAAAGAAGCACAACGTCAGCAAAGAATAAAAGCCAGAAAAAAACAAGACGAAATTATGGAGACATTAAAATGGGTAGCCTATACCTTTATTGGTGTTGGTGTTTTGATGTTATTGTTGCTATTAGGAGTTAGAGCGTTTGCTGATGGCTATAAATATAAATCTAAAGATTATACAAGACAACAAAAGGTATGGCAGGGAAAAATACAAGAAAGAAAATATACAACTTGCAGACTCAAAAAAATAGTTAAATCCCAAATTACTGGGCAACAAGCATGTATTTATCAAGGTGGCAATAAAACTTTTGAAATGATGATAGAAAGAAATTGCCCTAAACAATATAAATGTATTTATAATCCTAATGGCGAAGAACCATCAATAGATAAAGTTATGGAAAGTCTAAGGAGTATTGCTAAATAGATGGCAGAAAAAATACTTATATCTTTAAATCAACTTAAAAGAATGAAATTAAATACAAAAGAACTAAAGTTAGTTGAGATTCTTTGTACTTATTTTATAGTTAATGAAATGTCTGTTGCAGAAAGGTCTAAAACCAAACTGGTTAATCTTAAGCCTGTTGAAGATTTAGAGAAGAAGATTAAATATTTATTAGGTAATAAAGAGACATGACTATTCGCCAATCTTCGCCATGTCTGGTAGTGGGGTGGGAGAAAACATAGTTTCCAAGGCGACCCAAACCAATTTATTTTTTTATTTTACCTTGCCATAAGAAAATTGCAAAACAATTTCTGTAAAACTGATGATTTCTATTTTTATTAAGCATTTGATTATTAGTTCTTTTTTTTGCTAAATATGAAATAAAATGGTTCAAATCTACTTTTGATTTTACCATAAGCCTAGTTATATAGTAACCACGTTGGAAATGTTGTTGTGCATAGGCATCAACCAATAAATCGTAAATACTAGTCTTACCATTAATTATACTCATAATTGTCATTTTAAACTCCTAATCTACTTGTTCGCACATAGTAATTCTATGTTTATCGTCTATTAACATTTCTACTTCTTCAACAGATTCAGCTTCAACCATAATTTGTTTATATTTCCCATGGTCTGGCATATCTGGTAAATTATCAAAAAGCCTTATTTTTATAAAATATCTATTATCCATTGGTTTCTCCCTTACCATTTTTGTTTTCTAAATATAGTATCGTCATTTTTAACATTGTTTTTAAAAGATTTATTTGAAATGCCTAATTCTTCATTGGTCATTTTAGCATTACGTTTTTTTAAATCTTGAAACATTTTCTTTAGTTCAGCATTACCTTGATGTGCTTTAGATTTACATTCTGGACAAAGTTTTTTAAATGGCTTTTTATGTTTTCTTGGTTCCATCTCTTTGTCGCATTCAGCACACCTAGTCTGATTAATAAATATAACTGGTCTAGCCATAATATGTCTCTATGAAACTATTAAGTTAACTGCAGGTCTTGTAGGGTGTTTACAAATTGCATAAACTGCTATTCGTGCAAGAGGATTTAAAGATTTGATGTTATCACGAAATTTTTCTGCATCATTCTGAAAATCAAAAGATGTTTTGTTATATTGACCTCTACCAAGATGTTCAGTAACCATAAAAGATTCTGTATATTGTAAAAGGTCTTTTTCGTAGTCTTGAAAATTATTCATTGTTTTCTCCCAAAAACTTTATTTATAATATTAGAGTATCAAAAGGACTAGATAAGTAAACCATTTTATGCAATAATTATAATTAATCATATCTTCTCTGATTTATGATTGATTGCATCTGTAGAGGGGTGGTCTTGTCCTCAGCAACCACCCCTTTATTTTTATTTATAATCTCTATGTGTTGGAGCACATTGTATATCTACAACAATAGGTACATATCTATCTGTAACCAAAACTCTGCCATGATATAAAACTGGTCTTAATTTAACAGAACGACAATCTTCAATGCCATTGATGACTTCTTGTCTAGACATTTGAAACATTTTATCGTTTGTAACCAATTTCATCTTTGTTGGAGATTGGCTACTGCTACAAGCAGTAACCATTAAAGTTGATATAATATACAACAAAGTTGTTTTATGTGTCTTAAGCATATTCTAGCTCCTTCCAATTATTAGTTTCTATAAGTTCTGATACCATTTTCTGTCTATCTACTTGAACAAGGTATTTTTTTGTATCATCTCTTTGTATATCATTTAAATGAGTAGACCATGCAGTTGCTGATTGATATGCACACCATAGAGAGCCTTTAGCATTCTTTCTGCCATAATCTCCCTTACCATGCATTTGTGCTACCTCCTCGTGATATAATCCCATTAGAATAGATAATTGCTTTTTATTGGTTTCATTAACCCCTGCCATTTTACTACCTCTTGAAAGATGTTGTTTGGCAATAGTTTTTTCAAAAAGATTTTTTATCTGTTCATCTTCAACAGAAGTATGCCACCAAGTCTTAAATCTTTCAGATTCAGAAGTTACTGCTTTTATGGCATTTGTTATCTTTTTATTTGATTGGTCTATGTCAAAAGACTTTGTATGTCTATTAGAGGTATATGCCAATTTTTGACCAGTTACCAATGTATTAAAACAAACATGATTTAACCAACCAAAGAATGCTTGAAATTTCCATTTCGAATTATAAGAATTTCTAGCAACATATTTTAATGATAGATTATGCTCTCCAACTTTGGTAGATAGTTCTGGTAATAATACCTCCATCTTAGCCATCGCACCATTTTCATATGATTCTATTTTAACATCTGCATCTTTAAAAGTAAGACCTCCTTGTTGCATTTGAACCAATGCACCTTGAAAGGCATCTTTATGAAGAATTGGTTTATATTTAGATTTAACAAGACCTAAAGGTGCATCAGTATCAGTTCTTACCAATACACGACTCATTTCTGTAGGAATTGTAGGTATTTCTCTTATATCGATTGGAAAGATTATCTTTTCCATTTCTTTATCGAATAGTTTAGTATTTAACATTTATATCTCCCTTTTAAGTTAAATGAAAAGAAGTGGCTTTATGCCACTCCTGCTAGTTGAAATAGTTTTTTATGTTTATAATCTATATTATATTCCCAAGCCAAATGGTCGCCTTGATAATATAGGTCAGGTTCTAATTCGTCTGCTTCGATTATCCATCTTACTGCAGTTCTATAATTATTAGCACCTAATTTACAAACCTCTTTAATTCTTTTGGCAAGATTTGATGCATTCTCTTTTTTGCTTTTATTTCTTCTGCATCATTTCTAACCATATCATCAATAAGGTTATCCCAAATTGTCTGTTTGGTATCTTGGTCTGCTTTTTCCCAATTCAACCAAAAAATTTGCGAAGGTCTACTTCCCCAAGCATCTTTATGTAAATCTGATACAAGTTCGTCTGAATAAGAATATTTTTTAGTATTTTTTGTCATTGTTTTCTCCCATGAATTTAATAACATAATTACTTATAAATTGTATAAATATAGAAGTCAACACAATAAAGGTTTATTTTCTATACTTATACATTTTATTTATTCTGATTTAAGGTTGTAGTCTTTTTCAATAGTGCCAAGTTCAGCATTTCCTGCAACACAAGATTTTATCCAAACCTTTTTAACAATCTCGCCATGTATATTTCTTAAATGACGAAAGTGTCCTCTTCTCGTATGCAGTCGTTTGGGATTACCTTTACCAATGAAGGTATCTTTATACAACTTTTTAACTTTTCTATCTGATATATTAAGACTAAGAACTTTATATTCATTTCTTGGTACTCTTTTCCCAAGTTTTGTATGAATAATTTTATTATCAGGTACAATATTTTGTATATCTGAAACGTCTTGATTAATAAGAGCAAATAAAGATATTAAAAACCTCAAGTCTCCCTCACACATTACTGTAAGGTTATGTTCATGGTCTTGGATTTCATCTCTTGAATAACCCTCTTGAAATTTCCAAGATGGAATAGACCAATGCATACCTCGTGATTGTGCCATTGATATTCTACTATATATCTCTTTCAAACAATTAAACTCATGGTCTTTATCATAAGCCAAAGTATCTGGTAAATTATTACTATCGAAAACAATTTGACCATTTTTTTTATTATTTGAATGTCGAGTATGCTTTTTAAGTAAATGTTTAGGCATATTTTCAAATAAATACCAACTGCTTAATAGTTTTGCACCAGTATGAAATGCTCTTTCCATAAGTTGGTCAGAACTTTTTGCTCTCCATTCTTTAGGGAACTCGTCAAGAGTATCTACTCTTTCTAGTTCTTCTTCAAAATTAATTGATTTATTATTATTTATAGTGAAACACATTGATGGTTGAATAAATTTATCTGCAAGAAAATCTGCTTGTTCAGTAAAATCTTCTGCCTTATCTTTTTCAATAAATGCCCACATCTCATAAAGAAAATCTACATGACCAGTTTCGTCTGTAAATTTCTTTATATGATAACCAACTCTTTCTGGTACACCTCTACTATCAAAGTTATAATCTTGTCCTCTTTTATTGGTGAACTCTTTAATAAATTTTTGCCTTGAACGTTCGTCCCATTCAATCCAAAGATTATCAAAAGGTATTTGTGCATTTTCTACCATCTCTAATAATACAGATGGCTTTTCTGTACTTGCCTTATAGGCATTATTAACAAGATTTTCAGATACAACAAATTTTTGTGATTGTAATAAGTCAACTTGAGTTTGTCTTATCATTGAATCGGCTATTGACCCTCCAGAGTAGAGAGCCAATGCCTTTTTAGGTTGGGTTAAACCAGATAATATCTGATTACATAAGATTGGTTTATCCATTATCATTCTCCATTTGTTTCTTCAAATCTGTTTCACAATTTTGACAAACATAATATGGTTCTTGTATAGATGGTATAATTTCATCATCATTAAATAAATTATTACAACCATCACATTCTGAAAAATTATCTACAAGATAACTATTTTGAAATCTAGCCATTATGCAACTCCTTTCAATTTATTATTTAATTCTTCAATATGTAATGGAATTTGTTTTTCAAAAGATTTAATAATTTCTTCTTTTTCTTTTATCATTGGTGAAATTATTTTTTGAAAATCTTCGAACGTATTAGGTTCTAATGAAAAAGATATAGCGTTTAGTTCGTAAAGTTTATTAAGGTCGTTTGTTATGTCATTCATTTGTTTTCTCCCATGAAATATTATGAATGATTCTATTGGTAAATTGTAACTAGTACCAGTCAACCTATTTTTTTATACTTGTAAAAACTTTTTTTACATGACCGATTTCAGAATAACTGCCATAACTTGCTTCAGTACCTTTAGGAATTTTTACTTCATAATCATCTGAATTATTTAGCGATTGAACAAAAAATTCTATGTAAGGTTTTTCTACATAACCCTTAACATCTTTCTCAGCCTCGTACTCTTTTACTGCTATAGGGCAGTCTTCAAACATTTCTTCGTTTTTTTGTTCTTTTTTTGTTGACATCTACAACCTATACTAGAGTTAAAAACTGCCGAAATCATTTTTTTTGTATAATCATACACAGACATAAGAACAAACTGGTAGGTCGCTTAAAGTTTGATAGCTCTTAAATTAGCCTCTTGTGTTCTCCATGTCTCTATTTTGACCATAGCACTTTCTCTAAGGTATCTATTTTTTTCGTCTCTTTCAACTGCTATTCTTAATGCTTTCAAATGTTTGACATATTCGTCATCTGAATATGCTTCACGTTCTTGAGCAGAAATAGGCAGTTCGTTATATTTACTCATTAAAATTGCTTTTAAAGATTTAGTAAAAGCATCTAAATAAAGTCTTGTTGCTCTAGCCTCTGCACAATGTTGTGCCGTATCTCTTAACCATGCAACGGCTTTATGTATATCTTCTTCGTCAATTTTTCGCATTGAATTTCTCCCAGTATTTTTTTGCAGTCTCTCTGCCATAATCTTCTGATAATCTAAATAACAACCAAAACATATCTTCATTACCAAAACTGTCATGTAATTGTGCATGATGTGAATAACATAGAGGAACTGCATTATTATCACTTGACCTCATACCCATGCCTCTTGCACCCTCATATGGTTTTAACAAATGATGTGCTTGAACATTACCATTACAAGGATAAGTAGAGTAAGAAGATAAACAACATTCTTGATTAGAAATATATTCTAAAAATTTTTTGTTCTTTATCTTCTTTTGTTTAATTATTGGTTTCAATTTGTTTTATCGTAAGTTAATTCATATTCTGCAAATGTTTTACCATTTTCAGTTTTATTATGAGTTTTAATTGGATAACCATTTTGTCTTAAATTAAATATAATTGCACTTAATCTAAAACTGCCAAACTTATTCAAGGCTTCAATAGGTGTAATTTTATTACCTTGTTCTAAATAATTTTTGACATTTTCATATTGTGTTACTTTTGGCATTTAAACCTCCCTTACCATAAATCAATGTCTTCAATTTCATCAGTAGATGAAGTTGATTGATTATTATTAGACTGTTGTTGATTTGGATTATCGTTTGAAAATTCACGAAGTCTTAACGATATATATTTATTACCTCGTTCACTATTTTCTTTCCATGCAGATATAATCATAGCACCTTTATCAACAAGGGCATTTACAACACCTTTTGCATCTGGGTCTTTCTCACCATTTTTATCTGCTTTTTTCAATGTACCCATTGCCCTATAGAGTTCAATTATTTCTTTTCCCTCTTTATTGAGCCTTTTGACACCTATAACTCTTAATGATTCACCATTAATATTTATTTTGCCTTGTTGGGTTAATGACCAATCTTCGCTTATGTTAAATAAAACACCACGATTAGTTTCGTCATATTGCTTTGTGTTATTATCCATTTTTAACTCCCTTGTTACCAGTTGCTTCGTTTGCATCATCATCTTGACCAAGACCAAATAATGCTTGTAAACCATACCTTTTTGCATAGGTTATGGCAGAACCCATTTTCTGTGGGTTATCTTTCTCTGCATTGTTAATTAAAACTGGCACATCACATTCTATAGTTTTATCGTCTATAGTATGATAAATGGTAGTATTTACCCATATATCCCTAATGATAACTTGACCACTAGTAGTTTTGGTAGTGCCATCTTTTAAATTATCTACCATTTGTTTATCAAGAACCATATTCTTATATTGAACTTGTTGTGTGAAACATAATCCATATTTAGCACCTTGATTTACTGCATCAATAACAGATGTTAAATCAGCATAGGTACTCTTAAAAAATGTATTATCTGTAGATTTTAATGCACTTATATTTAATTCTTGAAATCTGTTAAGTGCATCAACTAACGTTTTGCTTGGTTCTATCTTTTGAACCTTTGGCTCTTTCTTTTGAGCCTTAACTTCTTCTTCAACCTTTTTAGGTTGTTCTATATTTTCTTCGTTCATACATAACTCCACTGTTTTATGTTTTTGCTTGATTGCTCTTTCATATATTCACTCCAAGTCCACGCGTCGTAATTAGGGTGGATAATTGAAGCTAATTCCTCTTTATCATCACTGATTGCAAGGAATTTCATCAAACCAATAGCAAGAGAATGTATTTGCTTTTGGTGTTTCTTAATATCTTCTTCATCTATAATAAATTTATTACTAGCTTTTGGTGATGCATAAAATACATCTGCTCTATAATTAGGATATGCTAGAGAATATATAGCCATTTGCCTTTTATTAGCATCTGTAGGTTTAGATGGCATTCTAGCAGTAGTCTTAAGGTCTACTATTACATCTTTAAATATGAAATCTATATAACCTATTATTGGTACGGGCAAATCATCAAAGGTAACTTCTATTTTGGTTTGGTAATCTTCCATATCAGAATAATCAAATTGTTGATTGAGCATATTAGAGTATTCTTTTAACATACCAAATTCTTTTGTTCTTCTATCGTCTTCAACATCTATTAAGCTATCTTGACATAATTGATTAAATTTATTTTCTATAACAGAGTTATCTATTTGGAAATCTTCATCTATATATTTTTGAGCCAAACCAAATTCTACTGATGTACCTCTATGCATAGATGCAGAACCCTTATCTCTAAGACCAAAGAGTTTATCTGCAATAAATCTTGCAGGGTCTTGAAGCCAAGTATTAAGAGAACTGTGTGATAAATGATTAATGCCATGTATGGCGAAGGGATTATTACTTTTCATATTTACCTCTATTCTTCGTTATTCGTTATCACATAGTACCAAATTAAATTGTAATGTAAACCTTTTTTGTGTTTACTTATTCTTTTTTTTATTTTAAAAGGTAATTATGAGATTAAAAGAATATATAAAAATGAATGGTTATAACTATAAGAGTTTCGCTAAAGAACTTGATACTCATTATAGGAACATTGAATCTTGGGCGAAAGGCGATAGAATGCCTAGATGGGCTGAGGCAGAGAAACTTTTTATATTTACAGATAATCAAGTAACAGGGACAGACCTTTATGAGGAACAAATACAACGCAAAAAGGCAATTATACAAAGGAATAAGGTTTGATTCTAAAAAAGAACTAAATAGATATTTAATATTGGAACAGATGCAAATGAAGAATTATATATCAGAATTAGAGATACACCCAGTTTACCCTTTATTAGTTAATGGTATTAAGATTGGTCGTTATACTGCTGATTTTAAATATAAAAATAAAGATGGCGAAGAAATAATTGAAGATGTTAAATCTAAAATTACTAGAACAAGAGATTATATTTTAAGAAAAAAGATATTAGCTACATATACTCCACCTATAATAATAACGGAGATATTATGAGTTGGTCTGCTTTAGATTGGGCATCTAAACAAAAAACTGGAAATGGCACTAATAAATTAGTCTTACTTTGCCTTGCAAATTATGCAGATGATAAAAATACTTGTTTCCCAAGTTATAAAACACTTATTTCAATTACAGAAATGAGTAGGTCAACCATAATAAGAGCATTAAAGAGCCTAGAAGAAGTAGGTTTAATTGAGATTGAAGAACGATTTGCCGATTTTAATGAAGCCAAAAGACAAACATCAAATTTATATACTTTAAAGGTAGGGTATCAGGCTGACACCCACCCTGTTCAATTTGAAACCCCCCCTAGTATCACTATGAAACCCCATATAACCAATCATAATAAACCATTAAAGTACGAAATTGAATTTGTAGAACTTTGGAATGAATATCCTAGAAAAGATGGTTCTAAAAAGAAAGCACATGAAACATGGCAAAAACTAACATCTGAACCAAATATAGTAATTATAAAAAAAGAGTTATTTGAAAAAGTTAAAAAGTATAATAAACTAAATAAAAACAAAGAGTTACGATTTATACCTCATTTGACCACATGGTTAAATCAAAGAAGATGGGAGACCTTAGACAATCAAAATGAAGAACGAATAAACTTAAACCAATTAGTTGGTTAACAAAGGGAGAAAACAACAATGAATATTCACGAACAATTAATCAAAGAAGGCATAAGAGTTAATTCTCAACAAGCACAACAAAAAGTAATTTGTCCTCAATGTTCACATACTAGAAGAAATAAACAAGAACCTTGTCTTTCTGTTAGTTTAGAGAACGATATGGCTTTATGGCATTGCCATCATTGTGAATGGAAAGGTTCTGTTCACGATAATATAATAAGTCCTAATAATTTTTCTAAATTTAAGAAAAAAGAAAATGTAATGCCATTTGTACCAAAAAAACAAACATTATCAGATAATGCTTATTCTTGGCTTATTGGTAGAGGTATAGACCCAACAGTTATTACTGAAATGAAATTATATACTCATAATGAGAAACTTTGTTTTCCTTATTATCTTGATGGTAAAATTGTAAATATAAAATATAGAAGTAAAGATAAAAGGTTTCATCAAGAAAAAGATGCTTTAAAATGTTTATATAATGCAGATAATCTTAAAAAGAGTTGGGAAGAAAACCCTGATGCAAAGAAAAGAGTTATATTTGTAGAAGGCGAGATGGACGTATTATCTTTAATGCAAATAGGTATAAAAGATGTTGTATCTTTACCAGATGGTGCACCTAAAACACCTAAATTTGATATGAAAGACAAGAGATTTAGTGCTTTTGAGCAGACTGAATGGATATGGGAGGCTGAAGAAGTAATACTTTGCACCGATGATGACGAGGCAGGTAAGGCTCTTGGTCTTGAGTTGATTCATAGGTTTGGTCGCGACATCTGTAAGGTTGTAAGTTTTCCAGATTATAACGATACTTTTATTAAAGATGCAAATGAATGTTTGGTTCAACATGGAGAAGAAACTTTAGGTATGGCAATCGCCAATGCTAGAGACTTCCCTATTGAAGATTTACATTCTGCAGTAGAATATAAAGACCAGATACAAAATATGTATGATGGAAACGTACAGAAAGCTATATCAACTGGTTTTGAGAAGTTAGACGAAATATATAAGATAATGCCATGCACATTTAACCTTATAACTGGCATTCCCAATCATGGTAAAAGTAATTTTCTTGACCAAATATTATTAAATCTTGCAGAACAACAACATTGGAAGTTTCTTATTTATTCACCAGAACATTCAACTCCTAATCATATAAGGCGATTATTAGAGAAAAGATGTAGAAAACCCTTTGATATTGGAGTTTACGAGAGAATAAGCCAAGAACAATTAAATAGTGGTTTAGACTTTTTAAATACACATTTTAAGTTTCTTGAAGCAAAAGATGACATACCAACGATTGATTATATACTTCAAAAGGCAAAGGCATCTAAACAAAGATTTGGTATCAAGGGATTGGTAATAGACCCATTCAATCAAGTAAGTTCAAACAGAGATGCCCATAAAAGAGAAGATGAACATATTAGAGATGTGATTGCTAAATGCCAACAATTTGCAAGAAACCATGATATTTGGGTTTGTATGGTTGCTCACCCTCATAAATTACATAGAAATGATGCAGGAATTATACCTCCACCAGACTTATATCAAGTAAGTGGTTCAGCACATTGGGCGAATATGGCAGATGTTGGATTGGTAGTTCACAGAGACTTTGAAAATAATTCAACAAAGATTATTACCAAAAAGATTAGAGAACAAGGTGTATATGGAGATATAGGACAAAGAGAGTTTACTTTTAACTTTAGAACTAGATGTTATGAGCAAACATATGGTTGATATATTTGATAATGGTTTGACACCAAAACAACAAGCAGTAATGGACGAAGCATACGAAGCACTTATGTCAAAGGTTGAAATAATAAATTTTCAGTTATATCAAAGACTTAGAGAAAATGAACTTAGTTTGGCAGACGTTTATAAATTAAGAAATAGTTTAAATAAAGATGTTAAAATTGATGAAAAAGAACAATATAAATTATTTTAGGGAAAAGAAATGTTAGCTGAATCATTAATATGTCTTGCATTAAATGTATATCATGAAGCCAAAAATCAGAGTTTTATGGGACAAGTAGCCGTAGCACAAGTTGTAATGAATAGGGTAAAAGATGCAAGATACCCTAATACAGTTTGTGATGTAGTCAAACAAGCAGAAACATATAAATATAAACCTACAATACCAATTAAGAATAAATGTCAATTCAGTTGGTACTGTGATGGTAAAAGCGATAAACCCGAAGAGCCTAAAGCATGGAGAGATGCAATGCACGTTGCAAATGGTGTTTATAATGGGCATATTGGTGATTTTGTTGAAGGTGCAACACATTATCATGCTTATTATGTAAACCCTAGTTGGGCAAAGGTTAAAAAATACGTATTAAGAATTGATGACCACATATTTTATAAATGGGAAATTGAAGGGAACCAAAATGAAAATTGAAATGATTGATATTGATAAAATAAAACCATATGAAAAAAATCCTCGTAAAAATCAGAATGGCGAAAAAATAGCTAAATCTTTAGAAAAATATGGTTGGAGGCAACCTATCGTAGTTGATAAAGACTATGTAGTAATTGTTGGTCATACAAGATTAATGGGTGCAGAACATCTAAAAATGAAACAAGTACCAGTTCATGTTGCTACTGATATGAAAGAAGATGAAGTTAAAGCATATAGAATAGCTGATAATAGACTATCAGAAGATAGTACATGGGATTACGAATTACTTAAATTTGAAATGGATTTATTAAACGACATAGGTTTTGACCTTGACGATTTAGGTTTTGAGAAACAAGAATTAGAAACAATAGTATTTCAACCAGACCACAATTCACGAGAATGGCTAGATACAGAGGAACATTGGCAAGATATGCCATCTTTTGAACATGATGACCAATCGCCTTATAAATCTATTAATGTGAACTTTGTAAGTAAAGAATCAATGGATAAGTTTTTCCAGATAATAAAGCAAGATTATACAGATAAAACAAAGTTTATTTGGTATCCAAAGATTGAAAAAAATGTAATTAAAGATAAGGCATGGGAAAATGATTGATGTATTAAACCACAAACCAAATATTTTATTAGAAAACTTTTTAGAAGATTACCAAAAATTTAATAAGATAGATTATAAATATGCAAAACAACTTATATCTTTAGGTTTTAAACTTCAAGCAGAAGCACCTTATCAGAAGTTTTTAGTTAAGGAATGGTATAATTCACTAGATGCAGGTAAAGCTAACTTTGATTTATACAACCATGAGTATTATTTCGTTGACCTGTGGATATGTTGGAAAGAATACTCAAGGAACTATCTAAAGGCAATAACCAAACATAATAGTTTAGATGCAGAAACTTCTATATATAGTTATCTTAAAAATATTAAAACGGTGGCAGACTTAGGTTGTGGTTTAGGTCTTACAACTTCTGGTTTAAAACAAATATTTACCTCTGCAAGAGTTATAGGCACAAATATAAAAGATACAAAACAATTTGCTTTCTGTGAATATATGTCAAAAAAATACGACTTTGAAATAGAAACACATTACAATAGATTACCAAAAATAGATTTACTGTTTGCATCAGAGTATTACGAACACATATATGAATGTTTAGACGAGATAGATGTCATATTAAAAACTAAAACACCTAAATATTTATATATAGCAAACTCATTTAATACAGTTTCGTATGGTCATTTTAGAAAATACAAGGCATTTAACAATGATGCACAGATTGGTCAAAAAGAAATAAGTAAGATATTCAATAACACACTTAAATTAAATGGTTATAGAAAGATAAAAACTAAACTATGGAATAACAAGCCAATGTTGTGGGAAAAATATAATGCATAAATTTCCTATTTATATTCCATCTAAAGGTAGAGCAGATACAAGACTAACCATCAAAGCATTAGAAGAAATGGGTGTTCCTTACACAGTAGTTGTTGAAGAACAAGAGTACTCAGACTATGCGAAGGTGGTAAACAAGAAGAATATCCTTGTGTTAGATAAGACCTTTCAAGATGATTACGATACTTGTGACGATTTAGGCGAGAAAAAATCTAAAGGACCGGGACCTGCTCGTAACTTTATTTGGCAACATTCAATAGATAAGGGTTACAAATGGCATTGGGTTATGGACGATAACATAAAATGCTTTAGAAGATGGCAAAATAACCTAGAGATAAGATGTACAGATGACACACCATTTAAAGTCATGGAAGATTTTGTTGTTAGATATAAAAATATAGGAATGGCAGGACCAAATTATACATTCTTTGTTATAGATAAATGGGGACATCAATATACACCATTTACAGTTAATACTAGAATTTACTCATGTAATCTTATTAGAAACGACTTACCTTTACCTGATAGATGGAGAGGAAGATATAACGAAGATACTGATTTGTCTTTAAGAATACTTAAAAAAGGTTGGTGTACTGTACAGTTTAATGTTTTTCTACAAGAGAAAGCCAACACACAAACACTAAAAGGTGGAAATACAGACGAATTTTACGCTGAAGAAGGTACTATTCCTAAATCCAATATGCAAATGAGATTACACCCAGATGTAACTAAACTTGTATGGAGATATGGAAGACATCATCATTATGTTAACTACAATAAGTTTAAACGAGAGAATAAATTAATATTTCGTGATGATTATAAACCTAAAAAAGGTGTAAATAATTATGGAATGAAGCTTAAAAAGATTGAAACTTAATTAATTTTCGTGGTATTAAAAAAAAGATGAATGAAATTACACAAATAAAACCAGTTAAAAAGAAGAAAAAGCCAACAAATAAAGTTGGTAGACCTAAGATTAATTTGAATCTTGAAGAATTAGAAAGACTTTCAAGGTTGAATTGCACTATGCCAGAAATATCTGCTTACTTTGATATACCATTAAGGACATTAGAAGATAAGTTTACAAACGAATTAGATGTTAGAAAGGCAATAGAGAAAGGTAGAGCAACTGGTAAACTTTCTTTAAGACGAAGACAAATACAAATTATGGAAGAAACGAATAATCCTACAATGGCGATTTGGCTTGGTAAACAAATGTTAGGTCAAACAGATAAACAAGAAATAGTACAAGACATCAACATTGAAGATAGAAAGGTGCTAGATATTAGCAGATTAACTGATGACGACCTCAACAATCTTGAAAGAACACTTAAATATGCACTCGTTGACGAGAGTGAGAGCGGAGAAAATGCGAAGGTCGCTCAAACTATTCATCAAGGAAGCATGGGGAACAATAGAACCTAATCGTGAGTATAATGATAACTGGCATATAGATGCTATTGCAGACCATTTACAAGCCGTTGCTAATGGTGATGTAAAAAGATTAATTATAAATGTTCCACCTAGACATATGAAGTCAATATCTGTTTCAGTAGCTTTACCTGCTTGGACATGGACAAATGACCCAACAAAGAAATTTTTATATGCAAGTTATGCAGGTTCTCTTAGTATTAGAGATAGTGTAAAGTGTAGAAGATTGATTGATAGTCAATGGTACAAGACTACATTTGGTGATACATTCAAACTTACATCAGACCAAAACCAGAAACAAAGATTTGAAAACGATAGAACAGGTATGCGAATTGCTACATCTGTTGATGGTGCATTAACTGGAGAGGGTGGAGATATAATTGTTAT